CATGAATGGACTAAACATTATGGTAGATGGGCGTGTGCCTGGTATCGTGTGTTTGCCATAGGTGATAAACTGATGGATATAGGAGCAAAGATGTATCGTGACAGAGCTGCTAAACCTACAATTCAAATTATAGGATCACGAGCCCGTATTGTTATGGGAATTTGTAAGACAGCAATTGGAGGACATTTGATTATTGGGAATCACATTTATCGACTTGTTGATAGTGTGTTTTCTGGTGGTTTATGTACTTCCAACCTTGATACTTTTGTGGGTTATTGTTCACAGAAGGTTAATTTTGAATTGTTAAGACCTGACTCTAGTTTTATTTATCGGGAATGTGTACGGCCTGTACACTACGGAGACGACAATTTATCTGGAATTAGGCCTGATGTTCAGGAATGGTTCAATATGATGACGCTTGTAAAAGCTTATTCGTATTATTTTGGCATGGATTATTCTATGCCTGATAAGAGTGTTGTAAAAGATGCTTTTCTCAAGGAGTCCGAGATTTCATTTTTGTGTAGAAAGTTTAGACCAATAGTGCATGAGTCTGCTGTTGTAGCAGTTTGTGCGCCATTGGATTTAGATTCGATATATGGAATGTTAGCCTGGATTAGGAGGCCCAAGATTGGGACAGTGCAAGATCAGCTTGTGCAGAATATGAAGACTGCGTTAATGGAGATGTCGCAGTATAGTAGAAGTGATTATAATCGTTTTTGTAATCAGTTGGCAGGCTGGTGTCGTAAATCAGGAGTTGACTGTTCTTTCATGAACGAGTATGATGTGGAGATAGAGAGGAATATAGACCAGTATCATTTTGTCCCTACTGGAGGAGTAGATTGGGACAATGAAGATGGGGGAGTGTTACTCACCCTCTAGGAATCTTAAAAGACCCGTCCGACCATGACATAAAACTGGCGTCCTGTGCTGTCTGCATGGGGTCTGGAGGTGGAGCATATCTAGACAATCGCGGGCAAGGGCCAATCATAGCCAATCTAAGTGCGAAAAGTGGGTGTGACCGCTCATTTTAGCCATACTTATTAACAGGTCAAGCAATCAAGATTCAGCATTATTAGGAGAGCAACATCCTATAACAGAAAGTGTTGCACTTAACGTACAGGTTCTAACTGAAGAGATGGAGCATATGCGTAATGAGAAGCCAGTACTACTTGTACCGAATTTGAATGTTTACACGCCGATATTGCAGCGTGAATATTTAATTGCGACGAGAGCAGTGACAATTTCGTCTTCTCAAGAGACGAGAAATAGTTACTCAGTAGTTAATCTTCTTAGGACGCAGACTGCTATTCAACGCATTTTGTCCTTGTACTTGTTTTACCGATTTTCAGCAATAAAAATTCGGGTTTTGGTTAGATCTTTACCTCAACAGTATGGATTTGCTTGGGTTACCAGGTGTGCATTTTTTGATACTATGCAAACCAATCATAGTGCCGATGATCTTTGGATTTCGAAGGATCCTTTGGTACTTACGTTAAATGATCAGAAAGGTGGAGAGTTCGAGTTACCGAACTTATCTATGCAAGCATGGTTTTTGACCCAAACGTCGTCTCACAACGATGGGAATGATATTATGTGGGCAGTTCATATGGGAAATGATGCCACATATAAGACGGATTCGAGTGTTTCAGGCACGTATGAATTATACATGTTTGCTTCATTTGTAAATCCAGAAGTAGCAGGACCGATCGATCCTAACTATGTAGCTCCTAGGGAGCCTAAGATAGTTGGTCAGTCCGATAAGGGTTACGCTACTTGGGTAAGAGCAGCTGCAGGTGCAGCTTTCTTGGCCTTTAGTGCAACCCGGAATGCGAATATTCCACAGACCGCCAAGTCCGAAACACCGGAGATGAAGCAGGTCCAATCAAAACAAATGGGAATTGTACAGTCCCATTATGGGGAGAGTTCTCTTCCTACATTAGAAGGTGCAGGATGTAATTTAGATTTCGTTCCTGATGATGACACCGTGAGTCCCGGGTTGTACGGGGACTCAGAAAGCGAACACGAAATATGTCGAATGATACGGAGACCTCAATATGAGGGGACATTCGCACTTAGTTCAAGTTCCGAAGATTTGTATTTGCCTATGTTGCCAAATACCCAGTTAATCCAAGGTACATTCTTGGAGTCTGTGGGATATTTATCATGGTTTTCGCAATTCTTCAGACGTTGGAGGGGTTCAATCAAAGTTCTTTTGAGTTTTACAACTTCTTCGTTTATTTCAGCAAGGTTATTTATTAGTATGTTCTGGGGAGGTTTAATTACCCCGGGAGATATTGGTGATTTTCACACTGATGTAGTGACGATAAAGGGAAATGTTACTCATACTCTTATCTTTCCGTGGATAAGGGCTCAGCAATGGGCTTTGACTACGGATGATGTTGATGTTGATATTTCCCCGACGATTCTGATTCACTTAGACTCGATATCGTCAACTGGTTCCGTTACCCCCATAGTGGTAACACAAGTGTGGTATGCTGCTGGAGATGATTTCGTTTATGATTCACCTCAATTGGCATACAATCCGAGTCTTATGGAAACTTTGAATGGTAAGGAGAAGGAGAAAGAAGAAAAGATTCGCGGACAAACAGACGTGACAGCTCTGTTTGCAACAACCTCATTTGATAGCATTTCGGGATTTAGTGCCCCCCCAAGGGCCGAGGATGCGATTCGAGTGGAGGATATACTTAAGCGGTGGTCGACTAGGGGGTCTACCATTGCGGCGTCTGATGCCAGGGTACATTCCTGGACATCTGGCTCATCATACGATGCAACTGTTATCGGCAACTGGGATTTCTTATGTAATATGTTTTTATATAATTCCGGGGCGGTTCGGCGTAAGATCTTTTACACCGTTTCGCCAGTGTCTGGTTCAGTTTACCAGAGAGGGTGGTTGTCAATGACTACTCTCAATGCGGCACATTACAGTTACGAAGGCGTTGAAAATGGCGTTTTTGGAACTTTAACCAATCTTAATCCAGTAATGGATATAACGTGCCCGTTTATTGCTGAGTATTTGGTCGATCTCAATCCTGAGTGGGCCTATACCAACAATGACTCCAGTACGGAGTTCGCTTTTAATCTTAGCGGAACGGGTGCGACTGTACTTAACTCATGGGTTAAGATGGGAAACAACTTTAGGCTGCATCATTTACAACCGTTACCAGGTATAAGTAAGTGGCCTTGGTCGTACAATCTGGGTTTCAAGGGAAAGAGAAACTCGTAGAGCGCATGGCGCGGGATAGACCTTTATTT